GGCCTTTTAGGCCTTAGCTGTCTCTCTTCTCTTTCTTTCCTGGTTTAGTGTGTATAGCGCTTGTGCATGCACATCGCATTTATATACATTCAACCGAGGTGAATCATGGCCAACCCTGAAATCATAGTAGATACAGATTACATAAATGCGCGGAAGAGTCGATATGACAGATCCGCGTGCGGGTATAACCCGTCAGTAACTGAGTCTTACCAGATAGCAGAGCGGTCTCAAACCACCTCTACAAAATGGGAACCCGAACATCGGGTTCGCCCTACCGAGCTTTTCAATTCCTTTACAGGTCTAGGTCAAAGGTACCGCATCACACGCCGAACAGGCGAATACGAGCGTACCACTACCAAAACCTGTGGCTGGGGTGGCGGTTATCCCGCTATCCTGACCGAATGGAAACGATTGTTCCCAACGACAAGCGTAAGCCCAACGTTGGTTCTCCCTCCATGGGAGCTCGATATGTTACTTAAGATAAAAGATCATGCGATCAATATCTCAGAGAACATTGGGGAATGGCGTGAGGCAGTTGATTACCTGCACACAGGAGCCACCATTTTAAAGAAGACGATCCGCGCTTATCAACGCTTTCGGAGGAACCCACTTGGGTACCTGTCCAGTCGGCCAAAAGCCTTCCAGAAGCGACTTGATAAGAACCCAATAGCAGATGCAATTGGGGCGGACCTATCTGTAACCTTTGGCGTGATGCCAGTTATAGGTCAGATAGTTGATGTCATGGATCACCTCCACCGTTTAGACCCTAAGTTTTCTCGTTTCGTCGTCACAAAGAGTGTGACGGGATTTGAGGAGGCCGCAGGTTTGTATGGTGGTAGTTGTTCTCATGCAATCAAGATGTCTTCTAGGACGATTGTCTACGTTGATTTTATAACGCAGGCGGACGGCATTGCGCCGATAAACGTCCCTGAGGCTATATGGGCTGGTATCGGTTTTTCCTTTATGGTGGATTACTTCATCGGAGTAGGCGACTGGTTAGCCGCTTTTTCCGCTCTGAAGGATATCCGCCACTTGGGTGGGACCACAACCTATAAAACCTCGGAGGTATTGAAAGACGATCGCTCGCTTGTTGACTGGACCACCGTCACTGGCGGTTCCATAACAACACAGCGTTTTTCGCGAGGCGTCGTTCAATCGATAGCTATACCTCCATTCCCGGCGAGAAAGAACTCCGCTACATTGCGAAAATTGCAATTAGCTTCAGAGATTCTTTACACGCTTCGTCAATAATAGCGCATTGCGCACTTTCTAGGAGTTATCCTATGACTACAGCAACAAACATCGTAATTAACGATGACATTCCTGAAGCCCACACGTACTCACCGGTCTCGGTGACCCTCCAATCCACTTTGCTGAAAGAACATGGTTCTATTACAGCGGGTGGAGAAGCGGGTATCGTTCTCGGGATGTCTCTGGCTAGCGCCAAGAGGCAGACTGATCGGATAGACGTGCGTCTCAATCAGCCACATGAAGTGACTGACGCGGCGGGTGTTACAACCGTGAGAGATACTGCTCGTTTTATTGGGCAATATATACTCCCATTTGGCATGACTACGGCAGAGAAGACTTCGTTTAACGCAAAGGTCAAAAACCTTGTGCAACACGCAGTCATTTCCGCTTACGTCGAGGACCGCGACCCTATGGTTTAGGGAAGCTTACTCAACATATGTAAGTGGAGTGCTATAAATGATAGCATCACTAATATGTTTTGCTAATAGGTTGCTGGGACTTCTCTCAGTAACGTTATACATCATAACAGCCATTTCTTGGCTCTTAAGGAGTATACTCTTATGGTTGCAGATCCTTCTGCGAATTCTCCGGTTTTAGAACTGGAGAAGAGATTTACACGTAACCTCTGTGAACTTATCGGTTCACCACGGGCGCTAACTGTATCGCTCCTCGTTAAATACGGGGAATGGGACCAGTTGGTCGAGCTTGGAATCAATCCGGATGATTATCGGGACGTTGGCGATTTTGCCGACGACTACCTGGTATCATCTTTATTGACTAAGTCTTCGGCCTTGCCTGTTAGTGTCGACAAGGAAGAGGCTGCTCTGCTGAAATTTTTCTCAGCAGAAGCTGCTTGCGCTACGACTAATGATCGCCTTGTTTCCTCCTGCCATCCAGAATGGTGGCATAGGTTTCGGGCAACTATTGATCGAATCCTCGGCCCCCTGACAGCTGATGTTTTACAAGAAATTGTAGAACTAGGCCGTCATGGTGGAGGAGCAAGCATCGGTGTAAAGGGCGACGGTCAAGTGTCATCTGACAAATATGATTATCGCCCTACCATTACTGAAGAACTTTTGCCGTTTTATGAGTCCATCGTCGGTGAGACGGTGGCTGCATACCGGCCTTGTGAATGTTGCGAGGTCGTCAAAGGTAACAAGTTCTTCACTGTTCCGAAGAACGCGTACTCGCGGCGAGGTGCCGGCATTGAGCCGACTGTGAATGTTTATTTACAGTTGGGGATAGGTTTGTACCTCTTTAAGCGTCTTAAGCGTTTTGGTATCGATTTAAGAGACCAGGGTGTCAATCAAAAATTGGCATCCATCGCTCATAAGGCTAAGCTAGCAACTATTGATTT